AACGTGCGGTTGGCCTGCCGCTCGTGGCAGAAGCAGGCGATGAACAGTGCGGGCCCCTTCGAGACCTTCATCCGGTGCAGGGTGACGCGGCGCTGGCTCTCCTCCCCGCTGGCTTTGCGGTAGAGGATGCCCAGCGTCAGCCCCTCCAGGTCCAGCCCGTCCAGCTCGGCCGCGTCCATCGGCTCCGGCTCGTCGATGTCGGTCGGCGGGGCCGCGAACTCCCGGCCCGGAACCACCGGCGGCGCCTTGGCCGTCGGCGCGCGGTGGGCCAAGCCTTCCCAGGCCTTGATCGTGTCGGGCATCGGCGGGCCTCCCCCTGTCGTCGCGCGAACCTCGAACACACGTATGGTGCGAGTCGATCCGGGAAAGTCCAGCCTGTCCGTGCAGGGTCGCGCGGCGCGCCGACCTTGACCCGCGATGTGATCGGGGCCATGCTCGTGATTGGAGCTAGCACCTCCACAGAGCGGCCCGTCACGAATGCCGATACGTGGCTGTTTTCATGCCCGGAATCTGGGCATGAACTCGCCCCTATGGCGGGAGTCCGGGTAATACAAGACCCTCCGGGGGAATATCCGGGCCTGTCTCTGTCAGGTGCTAGCTCCCGCCACCAGGGGCGGCCCCCCACTCGCATGACGCTCGCATCCATTCTGCGAGTCGGTTCGGGCGAGTCCATCCCTTCCGTGCGCAGTACGCACGACAATCTTGCACCCGCACCCGCGAGGGCGTACCGTCATGCCTGGAGCTTGAACACTCCATGTCACAGCGGACCCCGCCCCGCAGGCGGGTTTCCCATGCCCGATCTCCGGGGGCCGCACGCGCATGTCCAGGGCGACAGCCTAAAGGCGTGTGGGCTCGACTGTGGCCGAGTGTTCAACCCCCGGGGTGTTGGCGCCTTGAACAGCGCGGATGCTCCGGCAATCGAATGCCACAGGAGCGACGCCATGGCTCGGACCGGCGCACGGGCGGACTCTGCCCAGAATCCCCTTTCGATTTCCGATCTCGACACGACCGCCGACGAACCGCGCGTCAAAGACGTGCGCGTGGCGGAGCGATTGGGCTTTGAACGCCCGCGCAAGATCCGCGACCTGATCGAGCGGAACCGCGCCGAACTGGAGGGCTTCGGGCCACTCGCCACACGGTGTGGCAAGATCTGTTGCGATCTTGTTCACGCTCGCCTCCCGCGCCCGAAACCGGCAACCAGGGAAGATAGCGAGACCGTAAGCAAGAGTCGAGGCGGTTGGGATTCCATCTCCTTGACCCCCGCGTGCGTGGCGCGTATCGTCATCAGTGGAGCTCCCGACGGCGTGGAAACCGAAGGGGACGGACGCTCCGACCTGAGCGGTGGCCGCCCCGAAAGCCTCGCGGCTATTTTTGTGCCCGGACTCTGCCCGGGCCACGCCCCTATGGCGGGGCGCCTGCGGATACAAGACCCGCAAGGGGAAGAAGCAGGGTCCGTCTCAGGCCGGATTTCCAACGCTCCCGCCGCCAGGGACGCCGTGGAAAGCCTCTCTGTCGGCGTATCGCAACGCCTGCCTGAGGGCTTCATCATGGCTTCTCCCAACGCCACCAGTGCGTCTCCCCTTTCCCTGTCCGATCTGGACACCACAGCCAATGAACCGCGCATCCTGGATGTGCGCATCGGCGAACGCCTGGGCATGGCCCAACCGCTGAACATCCGCAAGACCATTGAATCCAATGTGGATGAACTGCGCCGCTACGGACCAATTCACGCGGCGCGTGAAAAGGTCCAGATCGGTTCTGGGGCCATCCGCGAAATCTCCGCCTATCACCTCAACGAGGGCCAGACCCTCCTGCTGTGCATGTTGTCGCGCACCGCGCGGGCGGCTGATGTGCGGCAGGAGGTCATCGAGGTCTTCATGGCGTGGCGGCGCGGACAGATCCCCCCGCCCCCCGCGCGTCCCGCCGGACTGGACATCGCGGCCATCGCCGCGCGCGACAGCCGCATCGCCAACCTCGAACACCGCGAAGCCCAGCTGCTGGCCATCATCGAACGCCTGAGCGGGTCGTTGGCCGCGCCCCGGGCGTCCGCACCCACACCATCACCGCGTTCACACTCCGATGCCATTCGGTCACCGATGCGCGGACCGATGCGCGGGTGTCGGTTGACGGACGAGGTGGTGGCCGAGGCCCGCAATCTGATCGACCAGGGTCTGATCGACCGGGCCGTCGCCAATCGCATCGGCATTTCCCGGTCCAGTGTGCGCAGGATCCGCGTTGGTCTGTGGCCGAACAGGGACAAGCCGCGGGGGGGCTCTCATGCTTGACCTCAACCACGGTTCCGGCGCCACCTGCGACCCGCACGACCCGCGTCGCTTCAACATCGTCAGCGACCAGGTCAATGGCACGATCGACCGCATGCTGACGGCGCGCCAGCGTGCCCAGGCGCCGCGCAGGTACATCGGCGCCTCGGGCATCGGCCGGCCCTGCCTGCGCCAGATCCAGTACGACTGCATGGCTGTGCCGAAGGACGAGGGCCGCGACTTCGAGCCGAAGACTCTGCGCATCTTCGAAGCCGGCCACAAGGGCGAGGACATTGTCGCCGCGTGGCTGAAGGATGCCGGGTTCGACCTGCGCACCCACGGTGCCGACGGCCGCCAGTACGGCTATGCCCAGTTGGATGGCCGCTTCAAGGGCCACATCGACGGTGTGATCCTGTCGGCGCCCATCTCCATGCCGACGCCGGCCCTGTGGGAAAACAAGGTGCTCGGCAGTGGATCCTGGCAGGACACGGTGAAGAAGGGCGTGACGGCCAGCAAGCCGATCTACGCCGCGCAGATGGCCATCTATCAGGCCTACATGGACCTGCCCAATCCGGCCCTGTTCACCGCGCTCAACCGCGACACCTGGGCGCTGTACGCCGAACTGGTGCCGGCCGACCCGGTGCTGGCGCAGCGGATGAGCGACCGCGCCGTTCAGATCGTCCGGGCCTGCGCGCACCAGGAGGTGCTGCCCCGCGCCACCACCCACCGCGACGCCAAGGTCTGCGCCGGCGGGCATGACGGCGACCACTGGCATCCGCCGTGCGCCTGGCAGGACCGCTGCTGGAGCCGGCCGGCATGACCATCACCCCCAGCGACAGCCAGGCCGCCGCGATCCGCCGGATCAAGGACTGGTTCGAACACCGCACCGACGACCAACAGGTGTTCCGCCTGTTCGGCTACGCCGGCACCGGCAAGTCCACCGTGCTCAGGTTCGCGCTGGCCGACCTGGGGCTCGACGCCGCCGATGCGGCGGACGTGGTCACCGCCACCTTCACCGGCAAGGCGGCCATGGTGTTGCGCCAGAAAGGCACCCCGGCGCAGACCATCCACAGCCTGATCTACTCCGTCCAGGAGGCCCCCGAAGAGGAGATCGCCGAGGCGGAAAAGACCCTGGCGCAGATGGAAGGCGACGCGATGGGTCTGGCCGGATGGGATCGCATGGACGCCGAGGCCAAATGCGAGGCCATGCGCCAGACCATCAAGGAGATGCGCCGGCCCCAGTTCCGGCTGAACCCGGAGTCCGCCGCCGTCGACGCCAAACTGATCGTGCTCGACGAGGTCTCCATGGTGGGCGGGGACATGGCCAGGGACCTGCTGTCCTACGGGCGCCCCATCCTGGTGCTGGGCGATCCCGGCCAGTTGCCGCCGATCAAGGGCGAGGGCGCGTTCGTCGATGCCGCGCCCGACGTCATGCTGACCGAGGTGCATCGGCAGGCGGCCGAGAGCGCGGTGATCCGGCTCGCCACCTGGGCCCGCCAGGGGCGGCCCATCCCGATGGGCCTGCACGATCCCATGGTGGCCAAGATGCCCTTCGGCGACCTGTCGCCCGAAATGTGCCTGAAGGCCGACCAGGTCATCTGCGGCCGCAACGACACCCGCGTCATGCTCAACAACGGCATCCGCCGCGTCGCGGGCCGAAGCGGTGTGCTGCCGGCGCCCGGCGAGAAGATCATCTGCCTGAAGAACAGCAAGGCCCACGGTGTCGTCAACGGCATGTTCCTGGACCTGGAGGAGGCCATCGACGACGCCGAGCTGATCTTCAAGGCCCGCCTGAAGACCGAGGAGGGCGACGTCGTCGGCGAGCCGAACAGGAAGGGCGAGGCCCCCTGGGTACCGGTCTACAAGGGGCCGTTCCTGGATCACGTCCAGCTCGACAAGGACCGGGGCAGCCGGGACTGGAAGCTGCTGCGCAAGATCAAGCCGCTGGAGATGGTGTTCGGCTACGCCATCACCTGCCACAAGGCGCAGGGGTCCGGCTGGCGCAACGTCATCGTCTGGGACGACGGCCTGGGCCGCACCGAGGCCGATCGCCGGCGCTGGCTGTACACCGCCATCACCCGGGCGGAGGAAGGGCTGGTGCTGCTGTCATGATCCACCGCGCCCCGTCACCGCACATCCGCCGCCTGATCCGCGCGCAACGCCGCCCGGGCCGCGCTCGCCAAAAAGCGCGACCGATGGCCCTTGCCCACCGACGCGTCGATCTCCGCCACCAGGTCCTCGGGCAGGGAGACGTTGTAGCGCTGGATGCGGCCCGGCAGGGTCACCGGGACCAGGGCGCGGCACACCTCGACGCACGCGGGATCGGCGGGGACCGCCGTGATACCGGAGGGCTCCGGAATCGGATCGCCATCCGCCGCCATCAGGGTGACGTGGCCCGCCAGGGCCTCCGCGATGCCCGCCAGGGCTTCCTCCGGGCTGGCGCCAGACGAGACGCAGCCCGGAAAGTCCGGCGCGGTGGCGCCGAACACGGCGCCCTCCTGGTCGATGATCACGGGATAGAAGCGCTGCATGGCCGGGTCTCCTTATCGCAGTTTCAGGCCGGACTGGGCCTCGATCGATTTCAGGGTGCGGAGAGTCAGGTCCTTGGTCGGGTGGGGCACCGTGACCTTGCCGGGCTTGGTGGCGTGCTTGAAATGCCAGTGGTCGCCCGTGGTGCCCACATGAAACCAGCCATCGGCCTTCAACGCCTTGATCACCTCCCGGCTGCTCCGCATCGTCTCCCCCTCCGTTCTGATGTGTATAATATACACAATATACCGTGCGGCCGTCAAGGGCTTTTGTGTATCACGTGTGTATCCGGATGCGGCCGATGACGATCGACCTGAACGACACGGCCCCACCCCCGCCGCCCCGGATCAACTTGCGAGATGTGAAGGACCGGCTGCAGGCGTCGGCGCACGACTGGGTGCCGATGCTGTTCCCGGCCGGCCGGCTGACCCCGGACCGGCGAGCCCTGCGGCTCGCCAACCTGGGCGGCGATGCACCGCGCGGGCACGGATCGGCGGAAATCAGGCTGGCGGGGCGCTGGGCCGGCTACGGCCGCGATTGGGCCACCGACGACCGCGCCGACCCCATCGAACTCATCGGCTGGGCCACCGGCCTGTGCAACGGCGACCTGTACGCCGAGGCCGCGCGGGTGGCCGGTCTGACGCCGGACGCGCCCAAACCGCGCAAGGCCGCGCCGCCTTCGCCGCCGGCCCGCGACACCACGGCTGACGCCCGCCGCGTCGTCAAGAACTGCCAGCCGCTCGGCGGCACCGTGGCCGAGGCCTACCTGAAGGCGCGCGGCCTGTCCGATCCCGGATCGCCCGATCTGGTGTTCACGCCCGACATGACCGACAGGGCGAGCCGCACCGGCTGGCCGGGCATGGTCGGCGTGATCCGCGACGGCGACGGGCAGCCGACCGGCGGCATCCACCGGACCTTCCTGGAGCCCGACGGGACCGGCAAGGCGCCGCCGGGGAAGAAGATGCTGGGGCCGGCCGGCGGCGGGCATGTCCGCCTGTTCCCGGTGCCCGAGGACGGCCACCTCGGCATCGCCGAGGGCATCGAAACCGCGCTGTCCGCGCACCGGCTGTTCGGCCTCCCCACCTGGGCGGGCCTGTCGGCGGAGGGCGTGCGGCGGTTTCAGTGGCCCGGTGGGGTGACGCGCCTCACCCTCTTCGCCGACGCCGGCGAGGCAGGACAGAAGGCGGCGGCCGACCTCGCCGCGCGGCTGACCGACGCCGGGATCGGTCACACCATCGTCTCCCCGCTGCACGGCGACGACTTCAACGACGACCTGCGCCACGGCGCCACGGCCGGGGACTACCGCCCCACCGCACCGCCCGCGCCCGTGGTGGACGATGCCCGGTCCCTGATGGCCGAGGCCCAGACCCTGACCCAGGGCGACGTCCCCGGCGCCATCGGCATCGTCGACCGCATGGTGCGCGCCCGGCTGGAGGACCTGGAAGAGGAAGGCATCCTGACCGCCCTCAAGGCGGCGACCGGACTCGGCATGGGCAGCCTCCGGGGGCAGGCGCAGATCATGCGCCGACGGTGGAATGCTTCCGGCGGCGAGAGCACGGCCCGCATCAGCAGCCCCTGGGCCTGCCGCCTCCGCCTCGACATGACCGGACAGCCGGAGCGCAACGAGGCCAACGTCATGGTCGCGCTGACCCATGACACGGCCTTCGGCGGCGCCCTGGTGCTGGACGCCTTCGCCGAGAAGATCCTGGTGCAGCGCCCGTTGCCGTGGTCGCCCCCGACCGAGGACCTGCCGCGCCAGTGGTCGGACGCCGACGACGTGCAGCTGGCCGTCTGGCTGCAGCGTCGCGACATCAACGTCACGCCCGTGGTGACCGCCCGCGCGGTCGCCGCCTATGCCCGCGGGCAGGCGATCCACCCCGTGCGGGATTACCTGGACGGCCTGACCTGGGACGGCACGCCGCGCCTGGACACCTGGCTGTCCACCTATGTCGGGGCCGAGGACACCCGCCTGACCCGCGCGTTCGGCGCCCGCTGGATGATCTCCGCCGTCGCCCGTATCCGCCAGCCCGGCTGCAAGGCGGACCACATGCTGGTGCTGGAAGGGCCGCAGGGGCTGAAGAAGTCCACCGCGTTCAAGACCCTGTGTGGCGAGGCGTGGTTCACCGACGAGCTGGCCGAGGTGGGGTCGAAGGACGCCGCCATGCAGCTGCAAGGTGCGTGGGTGGTCGAGATGGCTGAACTGGACGCCATGTCCAAGGCCGAGACCGGCCGTATCAAGGCGTTCCTGACCCGCACCACCGACCGCTACCGCCCGCCCTACGGCCGCCACACCATCGAGGTGCCACGCCAGGCGGTGCTGTGCGGCACCGTGAACCACGAGACCTGGCTGAAGGACGAGACCGGCGGCCGGCGCTTCTGGCCGGTCAAGGCGGGCGCGACCGGGCCCATCGACCTGGACGGACTGGCGCAGGCCCGCGACCAGTTGTGGGGCGAGGCCGTCGCCCGCTTCGCCGCCGGCGAACCCTGGTGGCTGGACCAGCGGGACCTGGTCTCAGACGCCGCCGCCGCCCAGGACGCCAAGCGCGTCTCCGACGCCTGGGAAGAGAAGATCGACCGCTGGTTGACCCACACGACCGAGCGGATCAAGGTCGGCTACGACACCTGGGAAAACCGCGAGATCGAACGGCCCGAGCCGCTGACCGACGTGTCGGTGGGCGAGGTGCTGGAACACGCGCTGGGGATCGAACCGGGCCGCTGGACCGATCGGGATCAGGCGCGTGTCGGGCGGTACTTCACCGCGAAGGGGTGGAAACAGCATCGTCCCTATGTCGGACCGAAACAACGCCAGAGGCGCTATAAGCTCGAAGGTTCCACCCCGTGCCAAGCGTCATGGCTGGACGACATCAACACTGGAGGAAACACGTGACCATCACCTACGAGATTTTGCAGATCATGCCGCCTACCCCCGCCTGGGCGTTGGCATATAGAGATGATGATCGCCCGGGCAAGTACATGTTCTCTCCCCCTTTAGCGTTCGCGTTGGTCGAGATGGAATGGGAGGATGGTGAAAAGAAGAAATATGTGTCGGCCATCGACTCGCAGGGCGTGGTTGCCGAGGGCGCCACGAACTACGCGGGCATGGCCTACCTTGGCGACAAGATGGCCCAACTGAACGATCTGGATGAACTGCCTCCAGGCTGTTCGATCGACATCTGACGAACGGGCCGCGTGCGACAGTCGCAGCTTTCGGCCTGACCACAACACCATCACGACAGTCGGCGCCTCCATCGGGGGGCGCCTTTTTCGTGCGCGGACCCTGGTCCGGGTCCCGAGAGGCATACCCGGACCACGCTAGGAGAAACCCGGACCAGGGCCGTTCGGGACGAGCCGAAGGCGGACCAAGGCGTAGAGGGCAACGCCTCCTTCCCCGGGCCGACGCCGCGTCGGACCCAGCGTGGTCCGGGTTGGTCCGGGTTGGTTCGAGGAGGAGAAAAACCCGGACCACCGAATCCGGACCAATTTTCCGAAGCAATATCAGGATGTTAAAATTCTTGGTCCGGGTGGTCCGGGTGGTCCGGGTCAAATGGTGAAATCTGTTTGGCGCAAAAAAACACGCAACCAGAGAAGATAACAGGCGATCAGGAAACACGACATTCGAGTGCAACAGGGGAAGTTTTTTTTTGCATACAGAGGTTTTGGAGACCAACCCGGACCAACCCGGACCACCCGGACCATCCCGCTCGTTCCCATTTCGTTCTTGACCGCCGATGCAAGGTGGGGCAGGCTCGTTCCCGCCAAAGCCAGGGGCCCGCGCCACCACAGCGAGCCCCGTCATGACCGACACGATCGTCGCCCTCGACCTGGGCACCAAGACCGGCTGGGCGGTTCACGCCCGCGGCATCATCACCAGTGGCACCCTGACCATGGCGGCCGGCCGCTTCGACGGCGGCGGCATGCGCTTCCTGAAGTTTCGCCGCTGGCTGGACACACTGCTGGCTGAACTCGGTGGCGAGATCACCGCCCTCCATTTCGAGGCAGTCCGCCGGCACGCCGGCACCGACGCCGCCCACGTCTACGGGGGGCTGCAGGCCGTGCTGACCAGCTGGTGCGAGGAAAAGCAGGTCCCCTACAGCGGAGTCGGCGTGGGCGTGTGGAAACGCCATGTGGTCGGCAAGGGCAACGCCTCCAAGGATGACGTCAAGCACGAGCTGCGCCGCCGCGGCCACGACCCCGCCGACGACAACGAGGCGGACGCCATCGCCATCGCCCTGTGGGCCACGGAGACGGCCGGGGGTGTGGGATGACCGGGGCGCGGGATATCCGTCCGGGTCAAGCAACGGCCTTGGCACGGTGGGGGTGCGCGCGTGCGAGCGAGTGCGGGCGGACGGATCCGTCTCTTCAGGACGCGGCGTGGGAGCTGGTGTTGGATGCCGCCGATACCCTGAAGCGATTGCCCGACCGCGAACGGGGCTGGTTGGCGTCGTGTGACCGGTCGGCGTGGCCTCCGATCTTGGTGGAACAGGCGGATCGTTGGGCCGCGGCTGTGGCGCGGGGTGGGTGGGATGCCATGACGGTACGGCCCGGCCCTCCGTCGGCGGCGGCGATCGAGCGCATGGACACCCTGTTCCGCCTCGCGGCGGGGTTCCCGCGCCCCCTGGACCTGCGACGGGCGTTTTTGTTGGCGTCCGGGGTTCCCGCGCCTGTCATTGCAAGGCAGACGCGGTGCAGCCGACAGACGGTGTACAATGCCCGGGACCGCGCCGTAGCCGCGCTTGCGGGCCGGATCAGCTACATGTCGAAAAATCTAGCCGCTTGACACAAAATCTGTTTGACAGCTTGGACAGTTTTCGGCACGTTTCCTGTGACACTAGCGCTAATGCGCACTCCCCGCCGGTCCCGCCGCGCGGGGTTTTCTGTGTCCGGTCACGGAGGCCCATCATGTCCACCATCCGTGTTGACCTGGACGGCGACGGGCTGACGGTGTTCGGTCACGCGTTGGCCGCGCTGGGGGACGAGGCCAAGGCCCGCACGGCGCTGCGCCGCACCGTCAACAAGACGACCGCGATGGCCTACACCCGTGTGAAGCGGGCGCTGGCAAAGCAGGTCGGGGCGCCACAGGCGAAGATCATCAAGTACGGTGACGTCCGCCGCATACCGGCTCAGGGGGCATCCCTCAGCAGTCGGATCGTGGCCAGCGGCGGGTACATGCCGCTCAAGCACTTTGGCGCGCGGCGCACGCGGCGGGGTATCTCCGCGGCGCCGTGGGGCAAGCGGCGCGTGTTCCGCTCGACGTTCTTCGTGCAGAAGCTCGGTGGCCAGGTGTTCAAGCGCCTGCCCGGTCAGCGCGACGCCATCGATAAGCTGTGGGGGCCGGCCATCCCGCGCGAGCTGATCCAGGGCGAGACGGCTGCAGCGTTCGAGTTGGCGGCGCAGATGGTGTTCCCGAAAGAGCTGAACCGGCAGATCGAGGGGCTGGCTTCCGGCGCGTTCAAATAACCCATTCAGAAGCAGGGGCTTCTAGGGACCGTACGGTGGCGTACGGTGTTTCGCGGGCGCGCAGCCCCGAAGCTTGGCCAGGTCCAGCCCGCCGAAAACCGGGTTCGCTTTCGGATCGCGGCCCGGCTAAGGCGTTGTTTTTGCTCACATTCAGCAGGCGGGTGCGGCGCAATGGTTGAAAAGGTGGACGGCCGGATCGTCAGTCAGACCGAGCTGGCGGCGATCATGGGCGTGACCGCCATGACCGTCCGGGCCTGGGAGCGCAAAGGGATGCCCGTGGCTCGCAAGGGATCACGCGGCCGGCCCGGCCAGTACAACACCGCCGACGTCATGCGCTGGCGCGCCGAACAGGCCGCGCAGGCCGCGACCGGCGACACGAACGCCATGGACATGGAGGAGGCCAAGCGCCGCAAGACAGCGGCGGAGGCAGCCCTTGCCGAAATGGACCTGGCCCTGCGGCGCGGCGAACTGGTCGATGTGGAGACCGTCGGTCGGCTGGTGGCCGAGGAGTACGCGACGGTGCGCGCCAACATCATGGCCATGCCCGGTGAACTGGCGCCCGATCTGGAACACCTCGCGGTGCTGGAGATCGAGGAGCTGCTGACCAGCAAGATAACGGACATCCTCGATGCCCTCTCCGCCGACGGACAGTTCGCGCCTGAAGAGGGCTTTGAACCAGGTCCGGGCGGAGGCGCTGAAGCCGCCGCCCCGGCTTGACCTGGTCGAGTGGGCCGACACCTTCCGGGTGATCGCGCGCCAGAACAGCGCCAACCCGGGCCGCTGGAGCACCCTGCGGGTTCCGGTGGCCTACGGGCCGATGAAGGCCGCCACGGACAACAGGACACAGATGGTCACCCTGGTGGCCTGTACGCAAATCGTGAAGTCGGAGTTCCTGCTCAACACCTGCGCCTACTTCATCCACCAGGACCCCGCATCGATCCTGTTCGTGCAGCCGACACAGAAGCTGGCGGAGACCTTCAGCAAGGAGCGGTTTGCTCCGACCCGTGAGGCCACCGATGTCCTGCGCGCCCTGATCCCGGACAGCAAGGCGCGCGATTCCGGTGTGACGATCACGCACAAGGAATACCCCGGCGGCACGCTGGATTTCGTCGGCGCCAACAGCCCGGTGGACCTCGCCAGCCGGCCAAAGCGGATTGTGCTGGCCGACGAAATAGACCTCTACCCGGCCGACGCCGGCGGCATGGGTGACCCCCTGGCGTTGGCCGAAGAGCGCAGTTCCACCTTCCGCCGGCGCAAGAAGAACATCCGCGTGTGTTCGCCGTCGGACGAGAGCACGTCCCGGATCTGGCGGGAGTATCTGAAGAGCGACCAGCGGCGCTGCTTCGTGGCCTGCCCGCACTGCGGCCATGAGCAGGTGTTGCGGTGGTCGCCCGAAACGGTGCTGTGGGACAAGGACGCGAACGGCAACCACCTGCCGCACACGGCGCGCTACCACTGCGAAGCCTGTGGTGCGGGCTGGAGCGAGGCGGAGCGCATCCGGGCCTTGCGGGCGCTGGCCGAAGCGCCGGACCACGGATGGCGGCAGACGCGGCCGTTCCGCTGCTGCGAACAGGAACACCAGCCGTCCGTCTGGACCGCTGACGGCCGGGCGAAATGTCCGACCTGCGGCGCGCTGGCGCCCTATGACGGGCACGCCGGATTCCAGGTCAGCAAACTGTATTCGACCCGCCACGAGCTGGCGGACATCGTCAAGGAATACCTCGGGTGCAAGAAAAAACCCGAGTTGATGCGCAAGTTCGTCAACACCGCCCTGGCCGAGGTGTGGCGGGAGAAAATCCAGCGCCTGGACCCGGAGGCCCTGGCCGAACGGTGCGAGCCCTACACGCACCTGTCGGCGCCGGCGGCGGTGCGGCTGGTGGTGTTCGGCGCGGATACGCAGGACGACCGCATTGAGGTGACATTTCTGGGCTTCGGCGACGATGAAGAGGTGTGGGTTCTCCGCCACGAGGTGCTGCCCGGCGACACGGCCAAGAAGGAGGTCTGGGACCGGCTCGACGCCCTGATCCTGGAGCCGGTCCACACGGTGGACGGCCGCACCCTGACCGCTCAGGCCGGCTGTATCGACAGCCAGGGCCACCGGGGCGCGATGGTGCATGCCTTCTGCCGTGCCCGGAAGCGGCGGCGCATCTACGCCGGCAAGGGCATGGCCGGTCCCCGGCTGATCTGGCCGAAGACACCGAGCCGCACGAAGAACAGCGGCGACCGGCTGTACATCATCGGCACCGACACGGCGAAGGACGACATCGCCGCGCGGCTGGCCATCCCGATCGAGGGCAACGGGCCGACACCCCGGGCGATCCACGTCCCGGCCGAGGGGCTGTCGGCCGATTACTTCGATCAGCTCACCGCTGAACAGGCGGTGACGGAGATCAAGGGCGGCACCCCCGTGCGGGTCTGGCGGAAGAAGGAGGCGGACGCCCGCAACGAGGCGCTGGACTGCTTCGTCTATGGCCTGGCGGCGCGCTTGAGTCTGCCGGTGAAACTGGATCGGCCGCCGACGGTGGCGCCGCGACGGCGGGAACCGGTTCTGCCGGACGACGGGGCCCCTGCGCCCCGTACACCGGTGCCGGAGCCGTCGGCGCTACCCCGTTCCGCACCGACGGCGGACCGGGCGGCACGCCGCGCGAAGTGGAGACGGCGCTGATGGCACGGTCGATGATTCCCCGGGCCGGCGGGGCCGGTGTGCCGACGCCCGCCCGGGGCGGGCCGCGCATCCCGGCCGTTGGTCGCCGGCCCGTCGCCCGGTACCTGCGGGACACCGGCCAGGGCGCCCTGACGCAGCGGGCCGCCTCGCTGGTGACGCACCAGGACGAGGTGACGCGGGCGTGGGACCGGATTTCGGCGCTGGCGCTGGACTTCATTCAGAATTCCGGGCGCCTCAAGGGCGCGGTCGATCAGGTCCTGGCCGATACGGTCGGGGTCGAACTGCGCCTGAACGCCCGGCCGAATCTGTCGGCTCTCGGCTATGACCAGGCCGACACGGTGGCCTGGGCGCGGGAGGTCGAACGGCGCTGGCGGCGCTGGGCGTGGAACCCGGCCGAGTGCGACGTCCGGGGCCGTCTGACGGTGCCGCAGATGGTGGACGTCGCACTGCGCCATCAGATCGCCTACGGCGAGGCGGTCGGCCTGCTGGCGTTCTGGGACCGGCCGACGCGGGTCCGCTACGGGATCACGACCGGCACCAAGGTCTGTCTGGTGCCGCCGCACCGGCTGGTGCGCGAGACCGACGAGTACCGGCGGCTCCATGCCGGCGTCTGGCTCGACGAGAACGGGAGGCCGACGGGCTACCGCTTCCGCGAACGACGGGACGGCTGGGACCAGGACGTGGACTATGCCGCGCGCGACGCCGCGGGCCGGCCCCAGGTGATCCATGCGTTCGATCCCTGGGATGCGGACGACACCCGCGGCGTCTCGGTCCTGGCGTCGTCCATGCGCACCCATGCCTACGCCGAGCAGCTGGGTGATGCCACGCTGACCACGGCGGTGCTGCAGACCGTGTTCGCGGCGACGCTGACCAGCCCGAACCCGAGTGTGGAGGCCTTCGAGGGCATCCAGGCTTTGGCGGAGCAGGACGAGACCCTGTCGGCGGATTTCGTGGATTTCATCGGGGCCAAGCTGGACGCGGCGGCGGAGGGGATTCAGTTCGGGGCCGGCGGTCAGGTCTCGCACCTGGGACCGGGTGAGAAACTGGATCTGCAGGCGGCGCAGACGCCGCACAACAACTACCTGCCGTTCGCGACGGACCTCCGCCGGGAGATGGCCCGGGCTATCGGCGTCACGTATTCAGCGTTCGCGATGGACCACACCAACGCGACCTATTCGTCGGTGCGCATGGAAAACGCCAGCATCTGGCCGGTGGTGCTGCGGCGCCGCGAACGGATCGCGGCCCCGATCAAGCAGTCGATCTACGAGAGCTGGCTGGACGAGGAAATCGGCGAGGGCCGGATCCCGCTGCGCGGTGGGTATCGCGCGTTCCGGGCCCATCGCGACGACATCTGCTGGGCGGAATGGCAGGGGCCCGCGCGCCCGACCGCCGACGATCTGAAAAGTGCCAAGGCGGCGAGCGAACGGCTGCAGAACGGCACCAGTTATCTCGGGCTGGAATGCGCCGAGCACGGCCTGTCGGTCGAGGACGTGGTGGAGCAGCGCCAGCGCGAGCGGGACCTGTTCGTGGCCGCCGGCCTGGGCGACCCGTTCACTCGCAAGACGGCGCCCGCGCCGGCGCCGACGGACACCGAAAAGGACGATGCCGAATGACCGACCCCTGCACGCGGGCGGCGGAGCTGCGCGCCCTGCGCTCTGACCTGGTGTCCGGCCAGGTCCCGGCCCGGATCCGGTTCGACCGCGAGGAGGTCGAGTTTTTCAAGGCCGACCCGGCGGCGCTGGATCGGGAGATCGCGCGCATGGAGGCGGAGTGTGCCCGGTCCCAGGGCCGCCGACCACGCTACGCCGTCATACCACGGTTCCGGAGGTACTGAGCATGGCCTGTCTGGTCAACGGCTCCGAGATCGTCCTGACCGGCGTGGTCGGTGATGCGGTCTGGGACGACGGCTTCTATGCCTTCGAGGTGATCCAGGCGCTGGCCACGATCGGCCACGACCAGGACGTCACCGTGCGGCTGAACAGCGGCGGCGGGTACGCCACCGAGGGGACGGCCGTGCACGCGGCGCTCACCGCGCACGGCGGCCGGGTGCGCATGATCGTCGAGGGCATCGCCGCTTCGGCGGCCAGCGTGATCGCCATGGCGGGGGATACCGTCACCATGGCGCTGGGCGCCGTGCTGATGATCCACGACGCGGCGGTGATCACCCTTGGCGATGTCACGGAACACGAACGCAGCCTGCGCGCCCTGAACACCATCAGCGACGGTTACGCGGCGATCTACGCGGCTAGGACCGGCCGGCCCGCCGCCGAGATGCGCGACCTGATGCGCGCGGAAACATGGCTTACGGCCGAACAGGCGCTGCAGGCCGGGTTCGTCGATGCGATCGGGGCCGCCAACGACAACGGCGCGGAACCGTCGGCCTACGACTACCGGGTCTATGCCCGGGCCCCCGAGCGGCTGGTGGCCATGGCCCGCCAGCACGGCTGGCGCATGCCGACCGCCAATCTCTCTCAACAACAGGAGACGCCCGTGACCGGACAGGCACAGACGGACACGGGCACCGCGCCCGCTGCCACGCACCAGACGGCCCCTGCGGCCACTCTCGACCCTGCGAAAATCGCGGCCGAGGCTGTGGCCGCCGACCGCAAGCGCCGCGCCGACGTGCTGGCGCTGGCGGAAACCAAGGGCCGCGAGGCCCTGGCCGAGCACCTGCTCGCCAGCACCGACATGGAACCGACGGCGATCAAGGCCACGCTCGCCGCTGCGCCGAAGGCCGGTGACGCACAGCCGACCGACGACGCCAATCCGACACCCGAGGCCTACGCCACCGAGCGGGCCGCCGCCGGGGCCGGCTTGGCCATGCCGGGGGGGCGTTCTGCCGCCCACCCGCGGATCGATCACCAAGCCATCTACAACCGGATGAACGGGGTGAAGGGATAACGCCATGCCGAACGTCATCACTGAGAGCCGGCGTACGGCCGAATTCCTGATCTCGGAGGCGAACGGACATCGCAGCCGGGAAGAGGTGACTGTCACGGGCGGCGCCTATACCCCCGGCACCGTGCTGGGACGGGTCACCACCTCCGGAAAACACACGATCCACGACCCGACCGCCGAGGACGGGAGTGAAACGGCCGTCGCCGTGCTCCATGCCGTCGTCGATGCCTCCGATGGGGACCGGCGCGCCACGATCATCGCTCGTGACGCCGAGGTCAACGGGCTCGCTCTCTCGTGGTTCGACGGTGCTACCGACCCGCAGAAGGCCGCGGGCGTCGCCGATCTGGCCGCCGTCGGCATCATCGTCCGATAACCGGAAAGGACACGCCCGATGTGGGAACTCCCGAACGTTTTCACCGGTGACGCCTTTTCGGCGCTCACCTTGACCTCGAAGGTCAACAACGTCCCCTATTCGCCGCAGCTGCTTGGCGCCATGGGCCTGTACACGGTCGACGGCGTCCGCACCACGGACATTGCCGTGGGCGAGCGCAACGGCTCCCTGGAGGTCGTGAAGACCTCCGAGCGCGGGGCGCCACCCGAGCAGATGGAAAAGGCCAAGCAGATCATTCGCAAGGCGACCGTCTCCCACATCGCCGTTGAAGGCTACGTAAACGCCGACGAAGTCCAGGATGCGATGCAGGAAGCCCAGCTGACGGGGCAGTCCGAGTTGCAAACGGCCGAGGGGCTGATCCAGGACGTTCTGAACGGCCCGTTCGGCCTGCGCGCGCGCGTTGAGCTGACCCACGAGTACCACAGGCTCGGCGGTATCAAGGGTGTCGTCCTGGATGCGGATGGGTCGGAACTGTACAACTGGTATGACTTCTTTGGCATCAACGCCCTGGCGGCACACAACACCAACTTCGGCGGTCTTGCGGCCGACGGCGGGGTGTTCGAGGTCGAGTGCACGAAGCTCAAGCGGGACATGCTCCGCGAACTGGAAGGGCTGCCGGTCACGATGATGCGGCCGGTCGCGCTGTGTGGCGACAACTACTACGACCAGATCTATTCCAACAAGGAAGTGAAGGCCGCCCGCAAGAACCGCGACGCGGGGCGCGATTCAGACGTGTTCGGAGAGAACATGGCGTTCTCCGCCATCGACTATGGTGGCATTACATGGGCCAATTACCGTGGCACCAAGGATGGCGATGTCGGCATCGACACTGACGAGGGCCGCCTGTTCCCGATGGGCATCCCCGGCCTGTTCCAGATGATCTTCGGTCCGCCGGATATCATGGGAATGACCAATATGAAGGGCCTCCCGGCGCATTCCTACATGCCACCGGAAAGCCAGACCAGTCGTCGCGCCGTGGTTGAGGCGCAGTCCAATCCCCTGACCTTGTGCGTGCGCCCGCGGTCCCTGCGGCGCCTGACCAAGTCCTGATGCCCCCGATCTGGCGGGATCGGCTGGCGCGAGTCCGGCAGGCGGTGGACGGGCAGTTCGGCGAGGCCGTCACCGTCACGCCCCAGGCCGCCGGCGACTTCTCGTCCGGCCCCGACCCGGCCCGCCCGGCCTTCCCGTTGGTCGGCGTGCTGGTCACGGGCCAGGGCGACCAGAGCAACCTGGACGGCGGCGCGGCCCGGTCCTGGCGGGTCAGCATCCCCGTCAGCGAGGCGGAACTGCACGTCGATCCCGACGCATGGCCGGGCGTGCTCGACGTCCGCCAGGGCGACCACCTGACGGCCGATGATCGGGGCGGCACCCCTTACGAGGTGCTCCGCATCGACCGGGGCCACCGCAACCGCATCGTTCTGCGCCTGGGGGCGCGCTGACCATGAGCCTCTCCCGTCTGGCGCTGCGTATCGTCACCGTGGCCGCTCTGCGCGGGCGGACCTGGGCGGGGGACGCGGTGCGCGACAGCGCCATTCCGCCGCTGGACGTGGCGGCGCGCACCGAGCGCCTGCCGTTCCTGTCGGTCTACACCGACGACGGCGAGACGGTGCCACGCCACGGCGATCTGCTGTCCGGACAGCCCGGCTTCGCCCTCATCATCGAGATGGCGGTCACGGCACAGATGGCGCCGGACGGCGCCTGGGCGATCCCCACCACCGACGCCGGCATGGAAACGACGCTCGACCTGCTCGACCGTCAGATCCGGCGGGCGCTGATGGACCCGGACGACCCCTGGGCCGGCCTGTGGCGCGCCCTGGTGATCGACATCGCCGTGGTCCGGACCCAGCGCGGCGCCTCGGCGGACCAGGGCACCCGCTTCGCCGGACGCCAGATCGAACTCCAGGTCCGCACCCTGGCGGAACCCCGATCCGGCGTGACCGCCTCCGGGGTCTGGGCGGACCTCCTGGCCCGGCTGGAGGCCGACGCCGCGCTGGCGCCCTTGGCCCCGGTCCTGCGGGCCGAGATCGAGGGCGATACACCGGCGATGCCGCCTGTCCTGTGGCCTTGGCACTGGCAGCGCGACGCGGCGGAGGCGCTGGGACACGAGGTCGACGATCCACGGACCGTCGGCAGCACCATCGAAACCGTCGTCACACACCCGGCGGGATACCCGGACACATGAGCGACGCGTTCGTCCGGGCGATCACCCGCCGGTTCGCCGAGCTGGAGGCCGAGGTGGAAGACCTGCGCCGCCGCATCGGCAACATGGTCCGCGAGGCCCGGGTGACCGGGGTGGACTACGATCGCGCCGTGGCCACCGTGGACATGGACGGGCTGCCCTCGAAGGCGATCCCGTGGGTCCAGCGCGCCGGCGACATCCGGGACTGGGACCCGCCGACACCGGGCGAGCGTGTCCTGGTGGTCAGCCCGACGGGCGACCCTGGCCTGGGGCTCATCCTGCCGGGAGGGTGGTCGACCGCATTCCCCCAGCCGCACAACCGGGGTGGTGACCGTTACATCGTGGCCGCGGGCACAATCACATTGATAAGCGGCGATACATCCCTGTGCGTCGGACCTTCCGGCGTGCGGATCGACGGCCGCCTGCACACCACGAGGGGCATTCACGACAACGGTGGCGTGTACTCGACGGAGGCCGTCTGGCCCCCGATCCCGACCTTTACACCGCCAGTGAGGTGACCAGTGGCCGATCCCGATTTCGAGTCCCTTGTGGTCGGAACCTTGACGGTCCTGGAGCGTCTGACCGTGGTCGACGCGGCGAACGCCTCGCGGGCCGCCACGGTGTCGTTCGTCGGCGACACGCTGCGCATCGAATCCACCGAAGCCGTGGCACGCGTCGAGATCCGCAGCCAAGCCATCGATCACATCGCGGTTGAACGGGTGCGAATCGACGGCGGTGAGCGCGTGGAAGTCCACGCCGACGCGGTCACCCGGCTGGATGCCGGTGGGACCGGTATCACGTACATGCCGACCTGGTGGGCGTCCTACCTGCCGGAGTGGGCCGGGTCCAGTCACGCTCGGTACCAACCGGAACACCCGGACTCCGGCGGCCCGGCCTACGCTCCCTTGCTCGGGGGCGATGGTGCCGCGCTGTTGGATGACTACTACGCCCGGTTCCCGGATGAGCGTCCCGAAGACGGGGAGTAACCCATGCCAGCCTTTACCGTCACCCGCGCAGGGTGGTTGACCGATGCCGGCGGCGCCGGCCGACCGTATGTCGTCGGCGAACCCATCGTCCTGACCGAGACCCAGGCCGCCTACCTGCTGCGCGCGGAGCAGATCGCGCCGGAGCCGGCAGCGTCGACCGCTCCGGGCAGGCAGCGGGGCGGGGTCGCGTCCCTGGACCGCGCCGAGGGCTGATCCCCATGGTCGGCATGTGCCGCCGCACCGGCCGCCCGCTGGACGGGTGGAACCACGTCGTGCAGTCGATGGATGACATCCTGACCACGGCGGTCGGGGAACGGGTCGAACGGCGGCGCTATGGCGCCGGGGCGGACGGCCTGCTGGACCGGCCGATGACGCCGCAGTCCCTGATGGACGTCTACGTGACCGTGGTGCGGGCGCTCGCGCCGCGCACCATCAACGGCCACCAGTACGGCGAACCGCGCTTCGACCTGGTCCGCATGGTGCCGCGTGCGGCCGGCCCGGACGGCGCCATGATGCTGGAGCTGGTCGGACTCTACTACCCGCGCGGTCACCTCGGAGACTTCACCGTGTTCGAGACCGCTCACCACGAGGTGACGCGATGAACGATTACGCGGTCATCGACCTGGCGCGTCTGCCGCCGCCCGACGTCCTGCAGCTGCTGGAGTACGAGGCCGAGGTATCCGCCCTTCTGGCCGACTTCCAGGGCCGCTATCCCGATTACAGCGCGATCCTGGAGTCCGACCCGGTCATGAAGCTGCTGGAGGCCATGGCCTATCGGCTGGTGCTCCGTGTCGCCGAATGGAACGACGGCGCCCGCGGGCTGATGCTGGCCTATGCCAGCGGCACGACGCTCGACCACCTGGCGGCGCTGATGAACGTGTCGCGCCTGACCGTCACGCCGGCGGACGACACCAGCGACCCGCCCACGCCGGCGGTCATGGAGACCGACGACGCCCTGCGCGCCCGCGCCCAGCTCGCCTGGGAGGGCCTGAGCACCGCCGGCCCCGCGGGCGCCTATCAGTTCCACGCCCGCGAGGCCGACGGCCGCGTGCGCGACGTGGCGGTGGACAGCCCGACGCCGGGCGACGTCGTCGTCACCGTCCTGGGTCACGACGGCGACGGCGCGGCGCCGCCCGACCTGGTCGCGGCGGTGGAGGCCCGTCTGGCCGCCGACGACGTCCGCCCGCTGACCGACCGGGTGACTGTCCGGTCCGCGACGGTCACCCCCTACGTCGTCGAGGCCACCCTGTGGCTGTACGCCGGCCCGGCCAGTGCCCCGGTGCTGTCCGCCGCCGAGGCGGCGGTGGCGGAGACCGTCGCCCGCCTGCATGCCCTGGGGCATGACGTATCGCGCT